CGGCCCCGGCTCCGGCTGGCCGTCGTCGTCGCGATAGGGTGTGAAGTCGGACGGCTTGGCCGGATTGCCCTTTTTCGGATCGCGGTTAATATTGACGATCAACGACATCATGGTTGACGCCACGCGCCACCGCGCCCTGTCGCCGCCCTCCGCGAGCCACACCAACTCGCGGAGGGTGAGCGGGCCAGGGTCAACACCTACCGATCCGGCAAGGAGCCAGACATCGCGCCATCGATCAATGTCGTCATGTCGATCTGCTCGATCTTCATCTCCGCCTTCGCTATCGCCAGCCGGATTATCTCGGCCTGGGTCTCGACCGCCCTCGACCGGTCGGTCCGGCCCCGGCCTCGGAAAAAATCCACCAGGTCCTCGTAAAAGGCATCCTGAGCGGCCAGCAAAGTCGCTCCGTCGAAGGCGTCCATGATGTCATCGGCGCCCACGCCGTGAGCGTCGAACTGACCGCTCAGCAGTTCGCACAGCACCTCGCCGAGCAGGATTTCGTCCGTACCCAGGCGGGTCAACAGCGGCGGATCGCCCTGCTCCGGCTGGAGCAGGTCGATGTCCAGCTTATCGCGCAAGCGCTTCGCCGCGCCGAGCGTGATCGCGATTTCCCAAATGCGACCGGATTTATCGGTAAATGTTTTCATGTAAGTTCCTTGATGCGTCAGCAGCATCGATCGCGAATACACCAGCGACCGTTTGGGAGGTGATCGAGAATACCTCCGCCTCGTCGGACATATCGTCGCCCTGCGATGCGACCACATCGCCTACAACTGTAGAGTTCACGGACGCGGCCGGAACAGTGAGCGCCTGACCGTCGGCGATGATCGGAGGCTCAAGCCACTTGTCCCAGACGGCCAGCTTGGCCGTTACGGGGACGGTAACGCCCTCCTCGAGAGGCTCGTTGCGGCTGAATTTCGTTATCGAAAAATCGCCGACAGGCCCTTCGGAATCCTCGCCGGCCATCGCGCCGGTAAGAAACGCCATACGTACATTTGTTCCGCCGAGGAACGCATCCTTCAGCGCTTGGAATCCGGCGTCGCCGGGCTTCCAGAGCATCTCGAATTCGGCGTTGCATTCGCGCAACGTCGACGCCGTAGCGCGCCATCCGCTGTTCGCACGCGTGGTCACATCGGCCTCGCCCGATTCGAGTGAAAGCGATACGTCCTTGACGTTAGTCAGTTCAGTAAGCGCCGACAACGCGGCGCTCTCGGCGCCGTAGAACGCTTTGGCGTTCATCCCGATTAGAAAAGTATCAGACATTTTATGCTCCTATTAGCTTATGTTCATTTGATCGAATCCCGCCACATGCCGGGAAGCTTCGGTAAGTTTTCGTCCATCGCCGGACCCATAAACGGCCTGGCCTTGATATATTTCCGCTCGCGCCTCGGCCTGGTGGGGCTGCCCCGAACTATCGTAGCCATGCCGCCATGTTCCAGGGCGAAAGGCGCATCTTCGCTCCGCCGATTAAGCTTCATCGGCCCGATTATAACGTTGCGGCGGTCCGGGTCGGCGTTGAAGATTATCGTTTTTTTCAGCAGCCCGGTTCGGCTCGTCGGCGGTTTGCCGGGCGCCGAGACCTTCTTGCGCTTGCGGATCGACTGCCTGGCCGTCCGGCGAACGAACGCGCCGAACTTTTTGAGCACGCCATAGGTCGCGCGGTCCGCCGCCCGGACGACCTTGGACGCCTCCATCACTATTTTGCCGGCCGCTGCGCCAAACATAGAAAAATCCCGTTACTTAAGTAGCCGATACGTCAGTGTAATCACAGACGTAAAGACAAGACTCTCCGCCAGATGCTCGGGCGAGTATATCGGATCGTTATCCATTGATACGAAAACAACGCCGTCCGGGCCGGAGACCGTCAACTGCCGGTCCGCCATGTAAAAGCCGATATCCTCGACCAATTCCATCAAATCTTCTATTGACGAATCAACATCTTTTGCAACCTTCTGCTGGATGCCGATATCGACCGAAACGTCGCACAGGCGGTGCGACCTGGTAGCCTGCTCGATGCCGATGGATTTCGGGACTACGGAAACCTTCACTTCCGACAGGTCCGCGATCTCGAATTTAGGCAGCACACGCCGAACGGCGGTAAACGCCGTGCCGAACGTGCCAGCATCGGCCCCGTTCAATTCGTCGGCCACAGCGTCGGCGATGTCAGTTACTGTATTCATGGATCGAGTTACCCGGATATCACCATAGCAGCCGCGGTAGCGGCGAACGTGCCGACAATGCCGATAAGCAGCCACACCAGGCGGCTACGGCCTACCCTGTCCTGTTCCAGCCGGTCGATTCTGGTCGTTATGCCCGGCTTACCGTTACCGCGCAACGAAACGTCGATTTTGTCAAGCTTATTATGCAACAATGCAAATTCGCCTTTGCATATATCAACGTATTGAGTATTTTTACACTGATTAGTCATCCGCTCCAATGTCCTTTGTGTGAATTCGATAGGCGCTCATATACGGATCTGACCACCGCCAAGCCCCGTCGGCGCCCAGGTCGAGGACCTCGTATTTTCGTTCATTGGCGATTATAATGTCGCCTACCGCGGGGTCCTGGCCAAGGTCGTCAGACGCAATAATAAAGTCCGTTATGACGCCGCCGATCCGCAGCCCCGATTCGTCCTGAATCTCGTAGTCCGTCTTACCCGCCGTCGCGGGCGCCAAGAATGATTCGTCGCCTCGCCGATACTCGATCCAGGTCGAGCAAAAACTTCGCTGCTGCGATGTTAGCCATGCTGCGCCCTGTGCCAGAAGATCGCTCATGCCGTGATCCCCTTTTGCACCGTAATCTTTCCGGTGCCCAGGGTAACGATTGAGCCGCCGGAAGTCGTAGCGACGAATCGGTATGTATAGTTCTTGTAACTGTCGGGCGGCGACGGGGCAAGCGCCCCTGTCTGGGCCGCCGTAAGATCGGCCTTGACCGTTACGGTCGTACCGTCGACCGCTATCGAGGCGACAACAGCCAGATCAGACGCCACGGTTGACGTATCGTCGTAGGCCGATGTAAGCGCCCGAAAGGCTCGGTCCGGAATAGTCGGTCACCGAAAGCTCGATCGCCCGGCTATCGGCGTCCAAGTAGTCGTCGCCGCCTACAATCTCATATCGACCGGACGCGATAACTGGCGACGTGTAGGTCGCCGTCACCGATCCGATAAGATTGGTCTTTGCCGTTATTGCAGCGAGCGATGCAGGCAGGGTCGTCCCGGTATCCTCGACGATTGCGGCCAGTTGCGTCGAGTTGGCGTCCATCTCGGCCCGGATCGTCGCGGCGCTGGCGCCCGTACCGGACGGCGCGTCCTCCAGGGCGGCTACCGTAAATTTACGGGTGCCCGCCCCGTCGTCCTCTGTGGTCTCCCATATATGGTCAAGTTTCGATCCGTTGCGCACGCCCCCATCGTCCTCGGTGGTCTCCCATACATGGTCGAGCTTCGATCCGTCGGCCTCTACCGCCGTCTTTATCTCCGCGGGGGTCGGGATCGAGGCCAGTTGCGTGTCGAGGTTGGCACTGGCCATACCTACCGCCGTTCGCACGTCGGCCTCGGACAAATCGTTAAGGGCCGATACTGCCGTGCTGACCGATTCCAGATTCCCGTCGTGCGCGGAGAGAGCGAACGCCGTTGCCGCATCGTCAGTGCCCCTCATATCAGTGTTTGCCGTACATGTCCCGATCGTTGAGTTGACTTTGTTATAACCGGTTCCATCGTAGTCGTCTTTAATATTATCGATCATCGTCGATGTTGAGTCCCACTCGACCACGTTGACTTGGAAGCCCGTCGGGTCGGCCTGCGACCGTGACTCGAAGAAGTCAATCGTTGTTTCGGGGATCGCGCCCAGCTGCGTGTCGAGGTTCGCGCTGGCCATGCCTACCGCCGTTCGCACGTCGGCCTCGGACAAATCGTTAAGGGCCGATACTGCCGTGCTGACCGATTCCAGATTCCCGTCGTGCGCGGAGAGAGCGAACGCCGTTGCCGCATCGTCGGTGCCCCTCATATCGGTATTTGTCGTGCATGTCCCGATTGTCGAATTGGCCTTGTTGTAGCCCGTTCCGTCGTAGTCAGCCTTAACATTATCGATCGTCGTCGTGGTCGAATCCCACTCAACCACGTTGACCATAAAG